ATTTGCTCCTGTAGGATCTGCATTAGATCAAGTGAATAAGCGTAAGAAACTTATGTTTACAACTACGTTCTCAATTGATTCTAAAAGACAGAAGAAAGGTGGTAATGTATATTACACACCAGAGATTTCTGTAAATGCAGATGCGAACTTAACAATGTCTAAAGAAGATATGGAAACGTTAGGTGTATTCCAAGAAGTTATTAATAAGGAAAACACTGAAGTGGTTGATCTTTATAAGGCTGCTAAAAAAGGAAAACCAATATCATCAGATACAGATGCGAAGAAAGTAATTGATGAAGTAAGTGATCCTATTAAAACATTATCAGCATAATGACAGATATCCTCTCTAAAGTACAGTTGTATCTTGACAAGGCAGCAAAAGAGCCTGTTGAAATATCTGACAAGTTGGTTGAAGAGTTTGGTGAGGCATGTAAAAATGCCTTACGCAAACAGTTTTCGGAAGAACGTAGAAAAGAATTTAAACCAAGAATGTCAAATATAGGTAGACCTTTGTGCCAATTACAAATGGAAGCACAGAATGTAAAAGGTGAAGGTCAACCTTATAATGTTAAGATGCGAAATACTTTTGGAGATTTGATAGAAGCATTAGCTGTGTTTGTTTTAAAATCAGCAGGAGTTAAATTAGAAGATGAGCAAAAAACTGTTAAGTATAAGTTCAACGGATCATCGATTGAAGGTAGGCTTGATGTTAAAATTGATAAAAAGGTTTGGGATATTAAGAGTGCGTCACCTTATTCCTTTGAAAAGAAATTTGGAACAGCAGGTGGCTTTGAGGAGGTAGTTAAGGACGATGCTTTTGGATATGTATCACAAGGTTATTTATATTCTGAAAGTGAGAAGCTACCTTTTGGTGGATGGATTGTAATTAATAAATCTACAGGTGAGTGGACAGTTTGTGAAACTCCACTTGCCGATGATCAATATAAAGTTAAAGCATTACAAGATGCAAAAGAAAATTTAAAAGCATTAGAAAATAAAGTTCCTTTTAAAAGATGCTTTAATGAGATTGAAGAAACTTATAGAACTAAAAAGACAGGTAACAAAGTTTTGGGTACGATCTGTGGATTCTGCCCATACAAACTTCCTTGTTGGGGAAGCAAATTGCAGTTGTTACAACAACAGCAATCACAGGGTAAAAACCCGAGATGGGTTTGGTATACTGAAGTAAACAATCCGAGGAAAGATGACAAAGATACGAAGTCGAAAAGCTAAGGGTCGTAGACTACAGAACTGGGTGAGAGATAGTTTGAGGGGTCTGTTTCTTGCCCTTACCGATGATGATGTTAAGGTTGCTATCATGGGTGAACGTGGTGCAGATGTTAAGTTATCAAAGAGAGCAAAGAATGTATTCCCTTATGATATTGAATGTAAGAATACAGAAGGATGGAAAAAAATTTATGATGCGTATGATCAAGCAAGTTCTCATGGAAACGATCAGCCTTTGGTTTTTATTAAAATGAATCATAGAAATCCATTGGCAATTGTTGACGCAAAACATTTTATGAGATTAAATAATGCAGGACTTTTAACTGAACCCGTAATGGTACGATATGAAAAAGATAGAAACAAGTAATATAAATGAAGTATATAGTGAAGTCTTTAGATTAATGACAAGACTTTGTAGAGATCATGAACCTTTAGCTGTATGTGGTGTTATGCTTGCACAAGCTTTAAGAATGTATAAGACTCAATTACCTATAGATGATTTTGATTTACTAGTAGATGAAATTATGGCAACCATTAAGGATGATATAAAACCATTTGACGAACCAACATTAAACTGATATGAGTAAGAAATTTGATTTTTTAAATTCGATTAAAGTTATTGTAACACCATGGGATAAAGGATTTACTTGTGGTATTTTATTAGATAGCCGAAATAAGATGACCGATGAGCAATATGAATTATGTTCCACGATTGCACGTGGCATGATAAAACAAGCAACAGCAGATCCACATACTACTTTTTTAGCAGGTATGAAAGGATTTGCGGATGATCAAAAATATAAAAAAACAAATGGAGGTATAAATGAGAAAGCTAAATTAGATGATACAGAAAATATTATTGATTTTTTAAAATATTTACAACGTAAACGCAACAAGGAGTTAAATTAATGGCGACACACTTAGTAATTGGGGATCCTCATTGCAACCCTAAAGCAAGCAATGATAGGTTTTTATGGGCAGGGAAAATGGCTCATGACTTAAAACCAGATACCATAATTTGCATGGGAGATTTTGCAAGTATGGATTCTTTATCGAGTTATGATAAAGGAAAGAAATCTTTCGAAGGAAGAAGATATAAGAAAGATATTAACCATGCACATGATGCATTAGAAAAGTTTAACAAAGGTCTCAATGGGAGACGATCAAGAAAGATCATGCTACTTGGTAATCATGAAGATAGAATAGATAGGATAGTAGATGAGACCCCTGAACTGGATGGCACAATTAGTACAAAAGACCTTAACTTTAAAGAATTTGGCTGGGAGGTCATTGAATACCAAGAACCTATGGTGGTGGATGGTATCCACTATTGCCACAACTACCCTACTGGTGTTATGGGTAAGCCTATTAGTGGGGACAACGTTGCTCGTGCTCTCCTCCTAAAGAATAAAGTATCCTCTACTGTTGGACATTGTCATCTTTTTGATTACTCAATGTGTACAACTCCAATGGGTAAAAAAGTAATTGGTTTATCTGCTGGGTGTTACTTGCATCATAAAGAAGATTATGCTAGAAATACCCAACGTATGTGGTGGAGTGGTTTAATTGTTAAACGTAATGTTAAACAAGGTGAGTATGATCTTGAGACTATACAATATAATACAGTGAAGAGGCGTTATGACAGATAATGTAAATTCACCTGCCCATTATCTTAAAGGTAAAAAAGAAACAATCGAAGTTATTCAAGATGGAATGACGGATGATGAGTATCATGGGTACCTTAAAGGTAATGTATTAAAATATGTATCACGTTATAAATTTAAAGGAGAACCATTGGAAGATTTAAAAAAAGCACAATGGTATTTAAATAAATTAATTAAGGAGGTAGAGTAATGGGTGCAGTAAAACAAGCATTGATTGAAGTTGAAGATTTAGTTTGTGGTTGTCTTCAACAACATAGAACATTAAACCAAACTATTAGAGATCTTAAAGAGATCTATAATAAAGAAGGAAAATTTAATACTTATTTATTAGATGAAGATTTAATCGAAGATAAGTATTATCAATTTAAAGGCTATTAATAATAAGGAGGAAAGGAAAATGGCTACGAACTCGAAAGAGAAACCAACAATAAAACAACCCTTAAGAACTTATCTTATAGACTCTGCTAAATTAACAGAGGTTATGAGATATTTAATGACAAGACCTTATGGTGAAGTTGTTAAGCTTATGAATATGCTTGCAACCTTAAGTCAATTGGATCCAAGTATAGGGGCTGACTTTGTTAAACGACAAGCAGTAGAGACCAATGTCAAAAAATGATATCAGTAAACACACAGGTCTTTTATTTGAATTGAAGATTGGTTTAAATAAAAACAATGCTTTGGTTATAGACTACGGTGGAAAACCTGTAGCTAAAATAAGAGAAGCGTTAAAAGAATATAAGTATCATGCAAACTTATGTGCTGCTGTTATTAATCATGCCAATTCTGTTGGTAAAAAACTTGAAGAAGATGTCAAGAAATTGATTCAAACAATATAATGAATCCTAAACAGATGAGAAAGATTCGCCATAAAGCAAAGGCAATCTTGTTAGCTTGGGTAAAAACTATAGTTAAGGGAGATCAACATCATACGATTACCCCTGAAAAGTTTTCTATATTAATTAAGAATCCAAGCTATCAATGGCAGGGTAGAACTTTAATTTTACAACCTATGTCTTATCGATGGATAGTTCAAACTTTAAAGAAGCATCCTGATTGGACATTAGAAGATCTTAAACAAAATGTATAAACCCTTACCTAATTTCTTAACTATTAAAACTTCAAAAGTTAATGGGTTAGGTTTGTTTACTAACGAAGTAATACCTAAAGCTACCAATTTAGGGATGACCCATATAAAGATAGGAGAAAAAATTATTAGAACACCTCTCGGTGGATTTATTAATCATGCAAATGATTCTAACTGTATCAAGGTAGAATTATTAATGTCTAATCATGATGATCCTACAGTTAAATTTGATTATAAGAAATGGAATTTAATTACTATTAA